CCTATGCGCGATTGCGTATAGGAGGTGTCTGGCGAGATGAATGCTAAACTATTTACTAGCATTCGTGCTAGTATATAGTTCTATGTATTTATAGTTATACAAACGGTTGATGACAACGATATTACATCACGGTTAGTTGGTTTTAACACACGCTTGGAAGCGGGTTAGAAACACCTTAACGACGGTAGATACTATGTAGTCAGTATTAGTCCGTGTCCGATATCTATTGAGATGAGTCGGGATTTAAAAGAATGGGCATTCTCCATTCTTTTGTTGGAGGTTTTTCTTATACTAGAATATTTCAGATGTGACTATGTTGGATTCGTGAGGATCCAATTTTTAGGTAACCCTCATTTGGAGAATGAGGATAGTACGGTCTAGGTGAAGTCTGAAGGACACTAGTAGTAAGTTATAAGAGCATGGTTAATGGAACTGGGTAGCAAGGCTGTAAAGGGGAAAGGTTGTGCCTAACCACAACTGGATAAATTTAAGCACCCCCCATCAAAGCTACGAGAAAAGGCTGAAACACGGCTCTACTACACACCCCCCTTGTTGGGTGTGGGTAACCGTACCTTCCTGCTCGGAAGGTGTAGAAGCAGACTTTAATGAATTCTACAGTACAAGCAAGGGCACCCATCCGTGTGACAGATTCGGACCCCCTCTCCACTGTCGATTTCGTTTTCGACATTTTAAAGCAAGTAACGAGATTCTTAACAAGCACTACAATGAATTTTATTTTCTTTATAGCAATAACTTTATGATTATATTTTAACATAATATATTTAAATATGACAGAATCACAATATTATTTTACAGATAGAGTTGAAGGCGAAGCTCCGGCTTTCTTTTCAAATGGCATGTCAATTCTTGCCTACGAGGAGTACATACAGGCTTATCCGTATGGTATTCCAGACACTCGTCGAATGAATGATTTAGGATATAATAGGATTAGAACAGCAATGATTGCTGATAATCACGTTGGTTATTGCGTTGTTAACGGAAAGAGTGAATATTACACAGCGGAAGATTTACTTACTGTAGTCTCCTTCCGTAAAAGTATGCTACATTTAAATTGGCCTCCCATTGTTATTAAAAGAGATTTCCATGACGCTTTATCTGTTTTGTATCGTGATAATCAGGTAGACAGGTGGCATGAAGATAAGATCAGTACTGAACGTGAGCGTTCAATCTTTTTGCGCTCTATTAATAAGTATGAGGCTAAATGGAATGCTACTCGCACTAATTATAATTCTCGATTATTTCAAGATCTTAAGGGTAAGCTAATGCAGGAGGTTGAAGCTCCACCACGGGGTTTCACTCCCATACCGCTGAATGCAGACCCACTTGAATCTCTACAAGATCCTATACAACCAGAGTCGATGGAGTCATATTCTTGGGACGCTATGGTGGAATCATTTGGTAACTTATCAAAGATGTTCGAGGATGTAGCATTAATCTTAGGTGATAAACACGATTTATACCAAGTTGAGAGATGTATCTTCCATTTTGTTCGATTATTTGAATGCACCAACATGAGCCAATTAATACTACATATCACTGATTGCGCACATGAGACTGTAGGGGTTAGTGTGATACAGCAGGTCAAGACTATGTTTGATTTTTACAATGAGCAAGTTATTCCAGAGTCTGGATTTGATTTTGTCGAGTTATTACGTAACTCGCTCACCAACTGGAAGAGTTTGCAACGGAGTCAGGTTTTAAAGCATTTGAATTTTTTGATTAGTTGCCTTATAACGCTACAATTATGTAATTCTCGCACTCTTAGTTGGAGTGTAGGAGGGTTGAATATATTCAAAGCTAAGGCTTTGGATAAAACTACAAGTGCATCAAATGTCATAACGGCTGCTTTCGATAGCATAGTATTCTTTGTAGAAATGGGTTACCAGTGTTTCCTACAGAAATCGGTGGGACCCCTATTTGAGACAGACGATGAAATCACACAGTTTGAACGTGACTTCTTTTACTTAGAGAAGCACATTGATAATATTGAATGTGGGAACTACAGAGCTTGCACTGGTTGTGATGAAGATCACTATGGTCGTCTGTTAGCAAAAAGTGAAGAGAAAATTGATCATTTACACGCTTGTGCTGAAGACCTGCAAAGTAAAACACTCTTAGGACAATACAGGAGGAAGATCAAGATGTTTGTCAACCAATTCCATGCCTTTAGGAGTGGTGCTGGCTTACGAATAACACCGGAATCAGTTATGTTATATGGTGATACATCAATCGGTAAATCCAGTCTTCTTAAGATAATTCTGAAGTTGTTTTTCGCTGCAATTGGTGAAGAATACTCGGATGATTTGGTCGGCATGTATGATCCTTCTGACAAATTTATGTCAAAATGGAAGTCTGAGTTTATTGCCATGATTATGGATGATGTTTGTAACACTAAGAGTGCTTTCGTGGAAATTAGTCCATGTAAAGTTATTCAAGAGGTTATAAATCCTTTTCCTATGTCAGCACCACAGGCCGAGGCACACAAAAAAGGTAAGGTACGAGTGGAGCCAAAAATGGTTGGTCTGACTACAAATAAGGAGGATTTAGAAGCTGGTATTTATTCGAATAAACCTAATTCTATATATAGGCGTATTCGTTTACAAATAAGGCCTGAAGTTAAGAAAGAGTTTCGAATATCTGGATCTCATATGATGGATCAGAACAAATGCAATGCATGGTTAGATGAACACCCTGACCAAAGTGAATTACCTGATTTTTGGATTCTTCATGTTGAGAAATTACTTTGTGATATGGCAGCTGATGGATCTGACATACACAAAAGAGTGTATGCAGACCCGTGCTTGGAAGGCGGAGTCTCCATACAGCAATTTGCTAAATGGTACATTCCGAATGCCGCCAATATTATGAAGGACAGAAGAAATGTGTTGAGAATAACGCGAGAAATGCAGGTCCTATAAAATTATGTAAACTTTGTGATATGCCAGCATGTGCTTGTAGCTGTCCAACCCCGGAGAGCATTTTGTCACAAGCTGTGAATTTCACAGTAGATTCAGCTAGCGAAGTTGCTATATCTGCTTGTTTCGCTCGAGGACAGAAGTATGTAATAAGTGCATTCGAACCACTTTTAGGTGAAGGTGGGTTGATAGACACATGTGTATATTATAAATACTTACAGTGGTTGTGGAGTTCACCCTATTCTAAGATTACCACATATATGCCTCAGAGTTGGTTGTATCATGACAATGGACAACCTCGCTTACACATGTGGTATTTAATATACTACCTATTCGGGGTGCGTTTCTTTTTGAATCGCTTCACTAATTTGATGTTGACAACCATGACAGGTTCCGCACTGATGGTAATAGGACTGTGTTTATCTGGACACATCCCCCTCCTCCCTGCTTTTATTTGCATCATGTTTATTATTATGTCGTGCTTAACGCTTGCTACAGCATGTAAGTATTATATACACCAGAGGATAATGAAGGAAAGAGGATGCTTGCATCAGACAATTCGGAAAATTAGAGACGATAAACTCAGCACCTGCCTTAAGATTTTAGGGTGGTCGATAGCTGCTTACACTGGACTTAGATTGATAGCCCGAACAAGTTCTGCGCTCGCTGATTTTTTCTCTCGAATTAAACCAGAGTCTGCTTTGCGACCAGAAAATGTGGCTGAAGTAGAGAAGAGAGAGAGTGGTTTCAATATGTGGAAGAAAGAGTATGTTAAACCAAATTTGGGTGGTGATATTATCACAGCTACTCCGGACAATCTTGTACAAAATTTGATACGCTCTCGTTCTTTGGTTCGCATACGATGGGAAGGTCGTGATCATAATGGTGTTGAGAAGACGTCTTGGACACACGGTTTATTCTTATGTGACAAGCATTTATTAACCGTAGATCATCATTGGAAGAACTCAAATGGTGAGTATAAGCAACAAATGCATTACACTACCTTTAGTGGACCTCCAGATGATAGCGCTCGTCAAAGGGAGCATATGGTGCATTTCTCACATAGTATTAAAGTACCCGGTCATGATTTACGTATTGTTTACGTTCATGATTCTGGGAGTATGCGAAACATACTTAAATGGTTCCCGATAGAACCTGTATCTCAGTGTGTAGTAACTTTATTAGCTCGCACTGAGGATGGTAGCGTTGTACAATTAGCTGGTCGTACAGAAGGAGAACCACAGAAAATTCAGTATGGTGCTGCATATGCTGGTGATTTCTTTGGACAAGTAATTTACGGTAATTCTGAAACTGTATTGCGAACTGAAGATGGCATGTGTGGTTCGCCATGGATTGCTCATACTAAGGGACCTTGTATCCTTGGTATTCATACAGCAGGTCAGGGATCGGGTCCCAATAAGAAAGCCTTTATGAGTTTTGTTACTAGGAAGGAACTTAATGATGCGATTGGAAAGTTTGAACACATGGTTGGCATCTTGAAAAGATTCGATCCTAGTCCAGAAAGTGATGTGATTTACGGTCGAAGGGTGATTTCTGGTGATGAAGTACACCCTAAATCTTTTGTGAATTATATACCTTCACCCTCCTACTCTGTGTTAGGTAGTTGTGAAGGTGGCGTTACGCCGAAGAGTCATGTTGTTGAACATCCATGGTCACAAGATGTGTCTGAAATTTTTGGTTATTCGAACAAGTGGGGACCACCTGCTTTTAAAGGAACACAAGAAGGTGAAGGTTATTGGAAGCCATGGTATGACACGATGTGTAAAGTGGCTAAACCATGTCTTGGTTTTCCTGGTGAGTTAGTCCATAAGAGCATTATGGATTACTATAACCAGGTGTCACCACTCTTTCAAACTGAATTAGCGTATGAGAGATGTGTCCCTCTAACGCCTTTGCAATGTATTAACGGCATACCAGGACGTAAGGGTATGGAACACATTAATTTCAAGAGTTCCCCAGGTTTTCCATTAACAGGGGCTAAAGAGAAGTGGATCACCCAGTTAGAAGGTGAATTAGAAGGTATTCACAATCCCAAGGATTTAGATCCTATGTTTTGGGAAGAAGTGGAAAGGATTAGAGAACATTATCGGCGAGGTGAGCGATATCACCCTATTTTTAAGGCTTGTCTTAAAGATGAGGCTAAAAAGAAGGGTTCAGCTAAAGTTCGACTTTTTTATGCTGCACAACTTGCCTTTGTGCTTGAAATACGTCGGTTATTTCTACCTGTCTGGCATATGTTTGCTATCAACCCTCTGGAATGTGAACAAGCTGTAGGTATAAATTGTTCGGGTCCAGAATGGGAAGAATTAATGCAGCATATTGAGCAGTTCGGTAAAGATAGAATTGTTCCAGGAGATTACAAGGAGTATGATAGTCGTATGTGTGCTCAACTAACTCAAGCCACGATGTGGCTCTTCATCAAATTTGCTGAGTTAACCGGTAACTATAGCCCGGATGATATACTCATAATGCATGGGTTGGCTAATGATATGTGCAATCCCAGAGTTGCAGTTAATGGCACAATGGTTGAACTTGTTGCCAGTGGACCATCAGGTACCCCCGGCACAGTCCAGATCAATGGTGTTAATAACAGTTTGTATGCTCGTTTGTCATATTTTGCAGCTGGCAATAAAGGTCCCTTTAATAATGATATAGCCTTAACAACATATGGTGATGATAACATGGCGGGAGTTAGTGGAAGATGTAATTGGAATTTCCAGATTCACAAAACTTTCATGGCGCTTCATGACATAGTTTACACCACGCCAGATAAGGATGCAGACAAAATTGTTGATTTTTATCACATTGATCATGTCGACTTTCTTAAAAGGAAAAGTAGCTATATTCCAGAACTGGGGTGTAGAGTTGGAGCATTAGAAATTGAAGATTCTATTATGAAACCTCTGCACTGTGGAGTCCAGAGTAGTGAGGACAGTAAAGTTGTGCTCAGCTCTATCATAGATGTAACTTTGTTTGAAAGTTTTTTACATGGCCGAGAAATCTATGATGATATGAAAGAGAAGCTTGATCTGCTGGCTGTTCGGTACGGAACAGCTGCAGATGGTCTACGTAAGAGTTTTGATGACCGTGTTCTTGAGTGGCATCAGAATTACACCCGTGAGATTTAATACACGGGAAAACCCGTCCTGGGGTGACGTTAAATGCCCAGGGAGTTCGCACTCTCCCTACTATTGTGAAGCAAAGGCGCTACATGTATTGGATACCGATTATCTGTATATTTACATATCTATTTTGTTTAATTAGGCTTGCATGTTGAGTTTTCTCC